GAAGAGAGAAGAAAGAGCGCGGAAAAAGGGGTCTATCTACTATTTCAAACTCCTGTAGCCCTTTTGTAGCCTGTAGCCGCTACAAAATCGCGACAAATTTTTAGCTTTGGGAAATGGCTTTTTATACTAAATCGGACTTTGCCCGGGAAATGGGAATGAAAACCGGGAACCTCACGAACTACATTAAGAGGGGAAAGGTCGTTATGTCCGGAGAGCTTATCGACGATTCACACCCGATAAACGCGGAATTTGTTCGGAAACGCTCGAAACTGTTAGTTAAAAAAGCCGCCTCCGCCGCTGAGAAAGGCTCGACCGCGGAGGTTCCAAGGCCGCCGGGTCCGAAAATATCAGACCCGGAGCTCCCGATTACAGATATTCCAGACCTAAAAGACGCGACGGACGACGATATCGACAAGATTATCCAACAGTCCGGAGGGATTCTCTCTCTCGAAAACAGGAAAATAGCCGCCGATATCCAGAGAATCGAAACGGTCCGGGACCTTAACCTCTTGAAAATCCAAAAGGAACAGGGAGAAATAATTCCGACCGAGCTAATGTCTCCGATAATCGCTCAGTTTGCTATGGCTATAACGTCGAGTTTCCGCTCCGCCGCGGACAATCTTTTAACCGAGTTCGCTCATAAACACAAAATCGACAGCGAATCCGAGGCGGAGTTACGGACGAAAATAGTTTCAATCACTAACGAGGCGGTCGAAAAAGCCGTCGACGAATCACATCGAGCGGTCGATAGAATTTCCACTGATTACGCGAATAAACGCGGCGTCGGTCAACGTAGAGCGTAAATTATGGGAATCCATCACACAATGAAAGACGAGGACTCTCAATTCTACCGAGTTAACCTTAACGGAGTCTCTGTAGAATTTGACGGACCGAGCATATCTTACGAACAAATCGTCCGAAAAGCCTTTCCAAAGACCCCGGCGGACCTTTCCGACTTTAGTTATCTGGTAACGATTGACGGTTCGGAATACACCGGGCGGAGGTCCAGAGTTCTAACCCCGGAGGATTCGGTCGAAAAGTTCGACGGAATGTTTATCCATTGTGCTAAAATAGACTCGGAGTAAATGTATTCGGGACAGATTTCGAACATATTTTCCGCCGGAAAAGTCCTCCTCTCGGATATCAGTCCCTCGGATTGGAACGAGAAAAATCGCGTTATGACTACGGAGGTATCTCCGAGGCCCGGTCCGTTTACGTACAAATATACGCCGTATCTAAGGGAGGTCGTCGACTGTTTGTCTCAGTCCGTCCCTTGTAAGGTTATCTCGATAATGAAAGGAGCACAAGTCGGATTTAGTACCGGGGTTATCGAGGCCGGTATCGGTTGGATTATAGCGGAGGCTCCCGGAAATATTCTATTTCTTACGGGACATTCAGATTTAGCGGAGGAGGCCGTAACCGGTAAAATCGACAATCTAATCGACAATACCGGGATTAGACATTTAATCAAAGCCTCCGCCCAACGCGCCCGGAAAACAAGGTCCGGAGATACGAACAAGTCTAAGGAGTTCGCCGGCGGACAGTTAATCGCCGGGTCCGCCGGAAATCATAAGCTCCTCCGTCAACGGTCTATGATGTACGGATTCATCGACGATTTCGACGCCGCAAAATCCGCAACAAAAGAGGCCGGGAATACTCGGAAAATGATAGAACAGCGGTTCGCCGCTTACGAGTCTAAAAAGAAGATTTTTTATATATCGACCCCGGAGCTAATGGAGACGAGTAATATCTATCCGGCTTACGTTATGGGAGATCAGAGAAAATATCATATCCCTTGCCCTTGTTGTGGAGATATGATAGTCTTAGATTGGGAGCGACCTATGGAGTCCAGACCGGACGTTATGGCCGGGATATATTGGGAGCTCGACGATAGGGGAGTTTTAATCCGCGACTCCGTCGGTTACGTCTGTTATAAGTGCGGCGACTTTTTCGACGACACGAATAAAACGGAACTCCTTTCCGCCGGGCGTTGGATTCCGACCGCTATCCCTAAGAATCCAGAGTATCGGAGTTATCACTTATCCGCCCTTTACGCCCCGGTCGGTATGTCCGATTGGACTCATTACGTACAACAGTATTTAGAGGCGGCTCCGCCCGGAGGAAAGGAAAAGGAGGACGAAATGAAAGCCTTTTATAACCTTTGCCTCGGATTGCCTTACGAGGAAAAAGGGACCGAGACCTCGGCTAATCAATTACAGCGGAATACGAGAAATTACGCCCCGGGAACTATTCCGGAGGCTCTGTCTATAGAGGACGGTAACGGAACTATAGTTCTTTTGACCTTGGCCGTCGACCTTAACGGAAAAGAGGAGGACGCTCGGGTCGATTGGGAGGTTTTAGCTTGGTCGGAATCCGGAGCGACCTACTCGGTCGACCAAGGCTCTATCGGAACGTTTGTTCCAAAAGAGAAAACAGAAACAGACCGGGAGAAATGGACTTACGAACATAATCGAGCCCGGTCCGTTTGGCCTGTTCTGGACGAGTTGATATCTCAGGTATGGATAAAGGATAACGGTCGTAAAATGCGCGTCGCTATAGCCGGAATAGACGCTCCGGGGCATTTTGCGAAACACGCTTATCGTTATATCGACGAGACTCCTCACAATGTCGTCGGCCTTAAGGGAGACGCGAAAACCGGATATACTAAATTCGGCGGCGACCTCCCTATATTTAAACCGTCCCGGACCCGGAAAAAGCTCTATATTTTGGAGGTTGATCTAATAAAGGACCAATTAGCCGCGTTAATGTCTCTCAGTTATTCGCCTCAGTTCGACGAGACTCAGCCGACCGGGTTTATGAATTTCCCAACGCCGGAGGCCGGGAAATACACTTACAGCGGCTTTTATATCCAATTCGAGGCCGAACACCGGGTCGTACATAAGGACGCCTCAGGCGTCGGCGTCGGGATGAAATGGAAAAAGAAAAACTCCGCCGTACAAAATCACTTTTTCGACGTCCGGGTTTATAATATTGCTCTCCGGGAGATTCTGTTATCAATAATCGGGAAACAGTTAAAGCGGCCCGGGTTCGTTTGGGCTGATTGGGTCGACTTAATTACGAGTAAATCGTAAATTTCTGGTCTAAAAGTTTGGACCGTAACGATATGGTCTATATATTTGGACCATCGTTTAACACAAAGACCTAAAAAATGAACACGGAACAGAGAGTCGAGTTTTTGAAAATCTCCGGAATATTGTCGGTATTGGAGGAGGATTTGAGTTTATCTAAGTATCTGGACAGGATTTCCGCTCCCGAATTAATTACAGGAGTAGACCCGACATTTACGGCCCGGGATTACGATTTACAGACTTTAGAGTATGTCTCCGCTTTACTGTTAGACTGTCATTTCGGAGCGAAATCCAAGATTTCGTCCGTCTCCTCGGATTATTTGGCCCGTTTTGAATATGTCGCCGATTGGGTCGTTTTGAGACAAATAATTAAAGATTGAAACCGCTCCGGGATTTCTCCCGGGGATAAACTTTTACAGATGCCTAAAATAGACAAAGGAGCCTATTACGCCCCGAAAGGAGTTTCGGATATTGGAATCGTTTACGATATCCACTATTATAAATCCGACGGAGGTCGGTTTTCTATGTTCGTACCGGATAAATTTTCGGATTGGTACAATAATTTGAAGCACGATCCGGAGTTGGGTAACTCCTCAGACGGAAAAATTTACGGCGTAACGGTCGAGGAGTTAAAGCTCAGAGTTAAAAAGACGTTCGATCGGTATTACGACACGGAAATAAAGACCGAGAAAGTAATCGCCTATAACGTTCTCGGTCTACACTTAAGAAAGGGCGTTAAATTCGGCTCGACCGGATTATTAGACGCGGATTCGTTAGTCGGCGTCTCCTTTCAAATAATCTACAGAACGACTATAGGGGAATCCGTTTTTTACAATGTAAGCGGAGATTATAGACCGTCCTCCGAAACGGAAAATCTCGTCGCCGGAGGTCCGAGGACCGAGTCCAGACACGAAATAGAGAGAAAATATAAAATCGTCGAACATACGGACGAGTTAGAGCTCTGGTTTAGGTCTCTGGACGATAAGCTCGGAAATCTGGCGGAGTTTGTGCATAATCAATTCGGCGACGCTCCGTCGGTCCTTTTAGAGAATCTAAATTCCGGAAAACTAATATCGAAATTTTAATAATGAATACGTTAGTAAAAATCAAAACAGACGAGTACGGCGGAGAGTGCGACGACGCTAACGTTTGGCATTTATCGAACCCGGCCTCGACGGATTGTTCTCGGTCCCTATGTAGCGGACAGGCTTACGGTTTCGGAGAGTCCGAGGTCGTTTTCGAATCAAAGACAGTCGAACGCGGCGGAATAACTTGTCCCGAATGTCTCTCAGCTATAAAGGTTTTAAAGTCTGTTAAACTTTAGATAATGGGATTTATTGATAACGTAAAATCCAGAGTATTAAACAGAATCGACGGCCTCGATTCTGAATTGGAAACAGCGGCGGAGACCTTGGATTATTATGACAATACTCTCGGCCCGGGATTCCGTAGGACCGTCTATTTTGGACAGTTGAAAAACCGGGAATCTTGGTTAAAAATGAAAAAAGCCGCCCTTACTTGGATTCTGTTTAAAATTCGCTACTTTTAAAGCCTTGGATTTTTTAGGTTGATTTGCCCCGGAGCTCCGTTAAGCGATTAGGACTCCGGGGCTTTCTTTTTCAATTGTTCAACATTACAGGCATAATTAGAAACTCCTCGTTAATAATTCCGCCCTTATTAGGTTCGAACAGATAGAAAGTAACGTCCGCGTCCTTAGTATTGGAAATAACGGCCTTTAAAAACCTCAGGTTAAACCCGATAACGATTCCTTTTTCTGGAATCTTTGTTCGGTATTTAGCCGGTAATTTTCCAGAGTAAAAATTAGAAACGTCGAAATCGTTATCGACCCGGAGCTCAAAAGACTCTTTTTCTGTAAATCTTAGCTCTCCTTTATGGGTTGTTTTGTTACATACGGCTAAACCGCTGTTAACCATTGCTAAAAACTGTCTCTTATCCAGAGTCGCGACGACTTGGGCCGAAACGATATCCGGGATAACCGCCGCGTAATTTGGATAACGTCCGTCGATATTTCTCCAATATACAGAGATTCCGCCCGGGAGATCACACTTTCCGAAAGCGTCGTCCGTCGAGGTCTGGATATCGACCTCTCCTTTAAGTAGCGGAATAATTGTCCGCGGAATAACTATTCCGGACTCTCCCTCCTTTAGTTTCGCTTTGTTTTTAGTTCTGAAAAGGATACGCGCGTCCGTCGCTACGATATCCTCTCCTAAAAACACCCCGGACATAACGGGCCGGAGCCCGTCTTTCCCGGAAAACTTATTCGCTCGTCGGAGGACTTCACTATCTAAGCTCTCGGCGTAATTCGTTAAATCGTATTCCGGAACCTTTGGAAATTCCCGGGGTTCAAATCCGCCGATAATGGTCGTCCCGAGGTCGCTAACGACTTTTATCGTCGTCTCTCCGGCTCTGGTTATTGTAATACATTCGAGGTCCTTAAGGGCGGAAATCACATTCCGGAGCGTCCGGATATTTACCGCGGCCTCGAAACTACATTCTCTCCGGATTATTATAGTCCGGTCGAGGTCTGTAGTTCTTAGCTCTCCGTCCGAGAAAAGGACCGCTCGACAAATAGGGAGAGTCGATTTCGGGTTAACTACTTTTGAAAGGAACGAGAGCTCCTTTAGAAAATCTGATGGATTAACTTTCATTGTCTGATGTTTATAGTTTATCGAACAAACTTAAGAAAAAGTAACCTTTATTTTAGCTCCCTCCGTTTTATGGGTTGATTTGTTCCACGTAAAACATTTTCAAGAAATGAGCTCAAACGCCGTCCCGACTGAATATCTATCCCGAGTTGTAGGTTATAAAATCGAACCGGGAAACTTTCAACAAGTAACGCCCAATCTCCCTATGCGAATCGCAATTTTCGGAGAGGCTAATAACTTAAATCAGGGAGAGTTAGATAACTCAGGAACGGAAATAACCTCGGCTCAACAGGCCGGAGACCTTTACGGTTACGGTTCGCCGCTCCATTTGATTATGAGAATCCTCCGCCCGAACTCAGGAGGAGGCGTCGGAGGTATTCCGACAATCGTTTACGCTCAGGACGAGCCCGCCGGCGCGTCTGAAAAGGAAATCGACCTAACTCCGACCGGTACGGCTACCGGTAACGGAACACATACTATAAAAATCGCCGGTCGTCCGGGTCTGGACGGAGAGTTCTACGATATCAATATCGAGGACGGAGACACGGTCGCGGATATTTGCGACAAGATTACAGACGCCGTTAACAATGTTCTCGGCTGTCCTATGACCGCCGTCGACGGGACGACTAAAGTAACACTTACCTCTAAATGGAAAGGGTTAACCGCTGAGGATTTGGTCGTTACTGTAGACACTAACGGCGACGCCTTGGGTATTTCTTACGCCACGGCCTCCGTAACTACAGGGGCCGGGACTCCGTCTATACAGGCGGCGTTAGATATGTTCGGTAACGAGTGGAATACAATCGTTTTAAACGGTTACGGCCTTGTTTCTACGGTGCTCGATACGTTAGAGGCTTTTAACGGAATCCCTAACGCGTCAAGTCCGACCGGGCGTTTTGCCGGAATTGTATTTAAACCGTTTGTCGCTGTTTCGGGCTCGACAGTTGACGACCCGAGCTCTATTACGGACGCTCGGTCCTTGGAGGTTACTAACGCGGTCGCTCCGGCTCCGCTTTCCTCTGGATTACCTTTTGAGGCCGCGGCTAATATGGTCCGCGTTTTTGCTCGTAAGGTGCAAGATACACCTCAATTAGACGTCGGCGGAGACTATTACCCGGATATGCCAACGCCTACAGATATCGGGTCTATGGGTTCCTATGTTAACCGCGACGCGATTTCTAAGAAAGGCTGTTCGACTGTTTCGCTTTCCGAGGGACTTTACAAGATTCAAGACTTTATAACGACCTATCATAAGGCCGGAGAGATTCCTCCTCAATTCAAATATTGCCGAAATCTAATGTTAGATTTTAACGTCTATTTCGGATATTATCTCCTCGAATTGATTAACGTAGTCGATCACGTTATCGCTAACGATAAAGACACGGTAACGGCTGAAAAAGTAATAAAGCCGAAAATGTGGAAAGCCGTTCTATCGACTTACGCCGACGGATTGACCCGTCGCGGACTTATAGTCGACCCGGACTTTTTCAAATCGGAAATTTCGGTCGTTATTTCCTCGACTAATCCGGACCGTCTGGAAACTCGGTTCCGATATAAGAGGAGTAGTATCGTTAGAATCGCGTCGACTACAGCGGTCGCCGGGTTCAATTTAGGAAGTAACTAACAGGAAAAAAGCAAGAAATGAGCTCAATAGCCGGAGATATTCTCGAAATCGCTTTCGCTAACGATAACGTCGGGTCTGGAACCCTACAAATCAAATCGGGAGAAACTCACAATTTCGACCCGGGAGGCTATCGTAACGAGGTCTCTACTACAGGCTCCGGAGATATGATCCGGAAAATGAATAACGCGCCTTGGAAAGTCGAGGTTTCGGTCGCTTGGGATATGAACGGACGGGAGGATATGGAAAAGCTCCTCGCTCTGTCTGAGGACCTCGCTCCGACTACTTGGACGGTTTCGCATATTAACGGCGTCGATTATGTCGGAGAGGGAGTCGTTATCGGCGACCTTAACGGAGATATGAACGAGGGGACTATCCCTTTATCTATCTCAGGCGGCGGAAAAATGGCTAAGTAAGAACTTTTCTAAACATCAAACAAAATGGACAAAGTAGATTTTTCTACGGCTCAACAGGCCGTCGATAGTTGGTTGGATTTTAAGAAAATCCGAGCTAATAAGAGAGAGGCTCACGCTGAATATATCGAGGACCTCGTCTCCGCCGTACAGGAGGGATTATTAGTCGTTAACGACGACTATACTCTAACTCAAAAATTAGCGTTTCCGGTCGGTCCCGATAATTCTATCGAGGAGTTAACCTATAAGGCACGATTACAGGGCGTCGAAATGGACAAAAGAATGAAAGGGATAAAAGCCGGAGACGGCGACGGTCGTTTGAACGCAATGATAGCGGCCCTAACGTCTCAGACTATTAATATCCCTCGGACTCTGGATTCGTCAACGGATAAAAGTCTCGCTCTCTCGATTACCGTTTTTTTTCTTTAGACGTCCCGGAGGATTTCGTTATTTTCTTCGAAAACGTCGAGAGTTGGATAAAAACAGTCGTCCGCGAACATCATTTCGCGCCGTCTGAGATTTCCTCCCTATATTTAGACTCTCTTAATCACGAAGGTTTAGAGTTTTGGTATTTGGACGTTTTGGAATGTATCGAGAAACTAAAATCTAAATAATGGCCGGCCAATTGAAAATACCGGCAATATTTACCGCCGTCGATAAGTTTACGAAAGTAACCGCGACTATGGGTAGGGGCGTCCAGAACTTCGCGACTAAAACGGAAATCGCGGTCGCCCGGGCGGACCGGGCCTTTACGAAAGTAATGTCTCCGATATCCCGGGTTAAAAACGCTATCGGCGGTCTCGGATTGGCTCTCGGAGGAGCCGCCCTTATTGGCGGCGTTATATCGGTCGTCGGAATTTTTAAGGATTTCGAACAGTCTAACGCGAATCTCGCCGCCGTTATGGGTAAAACTAAAACGGAGATCGTCGCGTTATCAGACGACGCGAAACGCCTCGGGGCCTCGACCGCGTTTACGGCCTCTCAGGTTTCCGGACTACAAACGGAATTTGCAAAGCTCGGATTTAAGGAGGAGGAGATTTTAGGAGCAACAGAGGCGACGTTATCGTTAGCTGCCGCTACAGGAACCGAGCTCCCTCAGGCCGCCGCTCAGGTTGGAGCCGCTCTCCGGGCGTTTGGATTGGACGCGGACGAGGCGACCCGGGTTTCTAATGTATTCGCCGCCGCGACGTCTAAATCCGCTCTCGATATGTCAAAACTCGAAACGGGGATATCGACAGTCGCTCCGGTTGCCGCTAAATTTGGTTTCTCGATAGAGGACACGACCGCGTTATTAGGAAAGTTATCCGACGCCGGGTTCGACGCCTCCTCCGCCGCAACGGCGACCCGGAACATCATTTTAAACCTTGCGGACTCTAACGGAAAACTCGCTAAGGCTCTCGGCGGTCCTGTTAATAGTCTGGACGATATGGTTAACGGTATGGTTAACCTCGATAAAAAGGGCGTCGACCTTGCGAAAATGCTCGAATTGACGGATAAAAGGTCCGTCGCCGCTTTCGCGACATTTGTAGACGGAGCCGACGCCGTCGGAGGGTTATCTAAAGAGTTACAGGCCGCGGAGGGATTCGCCGATCAAATGGCAAAAACACAATTAGACACGCTCGGCGGCTCTATTACGATACTTCAATCGGCTTACGAGGGATTCGTCCTCAGTTTGGAGGACGGGACCGGAGCAATGTCTCAAAATATAAGATTCGTCGTCGAGGTCGCGACGGAAATGTTTAATCTCGGTTCCGGGACGGCGTTAGCGACCGAGGAGCTCGACAAGGGACAGAAAGTCGTTAGAAAATGGGCCGAACGCTCTATCGTCGCGTTAAAGATTCTCGGATATATAACCGCCGGTCTGGTCGCTTGGAAAATCGCTTTAATCGCGGCTAAGGTTGTAATGGTCGGTTATAATATCGGCCTCGGGATAATGGGAGCTTTGTCCGGGACCGCGTCTATCGCTATCGGTAAAAATACCGTCGCGTTATACTCTTATAAAATCGCCTCAGCGTTAGCCTCCGCCGCGACTTGGGCTTTCGGAGCCGCTCTTAGTGTTGGGCTTTGGCCGATTACTTTAACGGTCGCCGCGATAGCCGCTCTCGTCGCTATTGTTACGACGGTCGTTAAAAAATGGGACGATTGGGGGGCGGCTGTTAGTCTTTTCCTCGGGCCTCTTGGTCTGGTTATCTCGTTAATTCAGTCTTTCCGGAGAAATTGGGATATGATTTCCGAGGCTTTTTCCTCCGGCGGAATAATAGCCGGACTAAAAGCTATCGGCGTAACGCTACTCGACGCCGTTCTGATGCCTTTGCAACAGATTTTAGAGATTGCCTCAAATATCCCGGGAGGAGTTGGAGCTTTCGCCGCCGATGGAGCGGAGCGGATAAGGTCTTTTAGAGAGGGTCTCGGAGCTACTATAGAACCCGTCGAGGCCGCGGACCCGGAGGCCGAGAGACAGGAGGCGTTAACGAGACGAATCGAATCGACTCAAAATCAAAACGTAACTATTGACGTAAACGGAAACGAACAGACGAGCGTTAATTCGACGCCGGGTCCGGTTCCTGTAAATCTCTCCTCGACTTGGCAATAGATCTATTAATATCGGAAACCCTAAACGGCGGCGACGCGGTCCTAAAAGGAAACCGGGTCGAGACCGTTACCGGATTCGAGTCTATGATATATCTCGGCCTGTTCGGAGGGAATCCGGAACAGTCGACCCCGGAATCCCGTCCAGAGGGAGAGGAGGCGTTCGATTATTGGGGAAACTCTCTATTTTGGAGAGAGAATCCAGACCAACAGTTTAACAGCACGTTAGAAAAAGCTCTCCGCGACAATCCTTTAACGCCGTCGGGTCTGATTAAGATAGAGTCCGCCGCTGGAAAGGACCTCGAATTTATGTCGGCCTTTGCCGAGATTTCTGTCTCTGGATATATAACCTCTCCCGGAAAACTCCGACTCGTTATAGAGGTTAACGAGCCCTCGAATTTGGATTCGGAGGTTTACGTATATCTTTGGGACGGAGTTAAAGAAACCCTTAGCGTCGAATAATGACTAATATCCCAACACTACAGGAGCTCTATAACGATATAAAGTCCGATTTACAGTCCGGATTAGGAGTCGTTATTTCCGCCGTCGGAAAAGTATTTCTCCGGGCCTTAACCGCGTCTCAGGCCGCCCGGCTGAAACTGTATTATCTCCGCCTCGGATTCGTGCAAAAAAACATTTTCGTCGATACCGCGGACTCTGAGTCTATCGGAGGGACCCTCGAAAGGTTCGGGCGCGTTAAATTAAATCGAAACCCTTTCCCGGCGGTCCCGGGCGAATATACCGTCCAAGTTACCGGAGATATCGGAGCGACCATCCCGGCAAATCAGACGTTTAAATCCGACGACTCCTCAGAGAATCCCGGATATCAGTTTATTTTAGACGCCGCTTATACACTTGTCGCGACGACTGATTCTATAACGATCAGAGCGTTAACTCCGGGTCTGGACTCTTTATTGGAGGTCGGAGACACGTTAACCGCGACCTCTCCTATTCCTTTGGTCGATAGAGGCGTCGAGGTTACGGCTGTTTCGACGACTCCTCAGAGCGCGGAATCCTTAGAGCTTTACAGACAGAGGGCGTTAGAGGCTTATCGTTTAGAGGCCCAAGGAGGAGCCGGGACCGATTATAGACTATGGTCCGGCGACGTTCAATCGGTCCGAACCGTTTACGCCTTTGTAAATACAGGAGGCGTTAACGAGGTTAACGTTTTCGTCGAGGCAACCCCGGCGGACTCCGTCCCGGTCGACTCTGGAATCCCGACCGCCGCTATACTTTCGGACGTCGAGGACGCTATAGAGCTCGACCCCGATACGTCTCTCCCTATTGACGACAGAGGCCGCCGCCCGATTCAAGTTAAAGTTAATATCGCCGCGATAACCGCTTTAGCCGTCGAGGTCGAGATAACTAATTATCTGAATTTAACGACGGCTATCGAGGATTCTATCGAGGCCGCCTTAGAGGACTTTATCTATGATATCCGGCCTTTTATGTCGGGAACGGACCCGGTCGCGGATAGAAACGACCGTCTCGACGTTAACGGAGTTATTTTTACAATACAACAGGCTCAACCGTCCGGGTTTTTCGACTCTCTTGTTTTAAAGGTTAACGGAGTTCCCGTTACCTCCTATCAATTCCTATACGGAGAAATCCCTCTCCCTCCGACCGTTACTTTTGTCTAATGTTTGTCGATACGATCAAAATAATAGCCCGTCTCTTATTGCCTCGGGGTCGAGCGTTCGACTATCCGAAAGGCGGGGTTTTAGATAAGGTTAACGCCGCTCTCGCTGAGTCTGAGTCTCAGGCCGTCGAGGACGGGGTCGCTATTCTGGACGCTATCCTCCCGGATAATTCGGAATTTACAACAGAGGACGCGACGCTATGGGAGGCGCGTCTCGGAATGATTACTAACTCCTCGGTCTCTTTAACGGACCGAAAAGCGGCTATCCTCCGGAAAATGCAACACCCCGGGACAATCCGACCGCGTCAACATTGGAGGTATATCCAGAAATCACTACAGGAGGCCGGATTCGATTTATACGTCCACGAAAACCTCCCGGGAGACTCTCCGTTCGATTACTATGTCGCCGGCGTCGCTACGCTCTTAACAGAGTTCGGACTCCTCGAATTTGGAGAGGAGGAGTTCGGCGGAGCTTGGACCGAGGCTATATCTGAGTTATTGACCCCGGTCGAGTTCGGACAAGTTCAATTCGGACAAAGTGAGTTTGCTTATCGTTGGAACGGCTCCTATATAATCGCGAACCATATCGACCCGGACCTCGATTCGTCGTTCGACGTTGGCGGTTCTTATCGCTGTTCGTTCTTTATCGGCGGCGTTAATTACGGAGATTTCGGAGAGGTCGACGCCGCTCGTATTCCAGAATATAGAGAGCTCGTTCTTAAACTTAAGCCGGGAAATACGGTCGCCTTTTCATTTGTTAACGAGGTCTGAGGTATTAACTTTTAATTAGTTTTGTAAATAACAATTTTTGAGAAATGGCAAAGGGAATACAGAATTTTAATAACGTCGACACTACGAACCCGACGGATTATCCTAACGGGAGTATTAAGAACGCTCCGAACGGGGTTGCAATGGACCGAACAACGTTCGACGACATTTTTCAATTTTTCGCGAAACTTTGTCGAATGGGGTCGATATCTCCTAACAATACTCCGGATAACGAGGCTAACGGGTTTCAGTATGTGGACGCTCTAAGAGCGGCGGTCTGTTCTAAATTTATAAAAACCTTTGTCTCGGACCTCGACGGAGACGTCGTTACAATTACGGGAGCGGAGATATCCTCGGCGTTCGGTACGTCTGATTTTTCGGTCGGAGTTGGAGACACGGTTAACCCTCTGGTAGACTTTCATATCTCTGTAGCTATCCAAGCGTTCGGCTCCGGAGATTGGACTATACACACTCCGGACAATGCCTCAAACTCCACAATGGTTACATCTGTCGACCCCGCCTCCGGAGACATAGATATAACGCTCGGTCTGTCTCCCGCCTCCGGGTCTAATGTCCGAGTAACTTTAATCGGTTAAAATGTGGCCCGGACCCTTAATGTCAATACTAACGAGGTCGTAAAGTTTACGGCTAAACTCGAAAAGCTATCCAGAACAGCCCTCCCGAACGTTGTTCGGAAATCTCTTAACGCGGCGGCTATGGACGTAAAGCGGAAAACGCTACAGTCCACGACCTCGAAAGTTTTCGAGAAACGCTCTCCGTCTTTCTTTAAGCGGTTTTCCCGGGTCGAGTTTGCCTCCGGGAGAGACCTTTCCCGTATGCGTTCGACCGTCGGAATGACTGAGGCCGGATTAACAGGAGGAGGAAATAATTTCGCCGTCGAGGACTTGGTCGCCCAAGAGTTCGGAGGGACCATAAAAGGCCGATCTCTGATTCCTACGGACTCCGCTCGGATAGGAGGTTCCCGGGGGAAAATGGTTCGGAAACGCGACAGGATAGCGGAGATAAACCGAAAAGGAATCGTCGACCCTCGACGATTCAAAGGGTCTCGAAAACAGCGATTCGTTAAGGCGGCTATAAAAGCCGGTCGCGGCGGACTTGTTAGAGGTACTTTTGACGAGGGAATGATTTTTCGCGTAAATTCACTCCGCCGGGGTCGGTCTGGATTTAAGGTCCGCTCCTCTGGGGTTTACACGTTTAAAAAGGGCCGGACGGTTAAAGTAAAGCCGACCGGATTTATGAGACAGGCCGCGGAAATGTCGACCAAAAAGTTAGAGGAAATCTATATAGCTGAGGCGACAAAACGATTTAACCGGATATTGCGATAATGAGTTGGTTAGACAAAATAAAGGGAGAGTTAACGATAACGACCGGCGACGGGAAATCCTATACTCCGCTCTATGTAAAGCCGAAACGGGCCGTTAAGTTCAATCTTAAGGAGTTCGAATTTCCAGACATTAACGGAGCCCTCGTTAAGAGAAAGGCGGCCAAGGCCCGGAGATTCCCGGTCGAGTTCATATTCCAAGGCGCGGACCATTTGGACGAGGTCGCTCGATTCGAGGTTTCAGCGACGGACCCGAGACCTTGGAAAATCTCGCATCCGTACTATAACGATATAACAGTCCAACCGGTTAGCCTTGGTTATTCCGACGAAGATCAGAATTTAACCAAGATAACGGGCGTCCTTGTCGAAACGATATCGGAGGTCCGTCCCTCTACAGTAACCGACCCGACCGAAAAGGTCCTAAACGACAAATCGTCGACCGACGAGGCTCTCGCTGAGGCTTACGCGGATAACGTCGACCCCGACGCCGCGGACATTAATTCGATGAATGTCCAGACGGCGGACATTTACGCGGACGGTCAAACTTTAGCGACGGGAGATTTCGGCTCCTCTTATTACAATGCTTTTCAAGCGGCGACGTCCGCTATCAATAACGCGACCGCGGCTCCTTTGTCGGCTATGCGTTCAATCCAGACAATGATAACCGCCCCGGCTCTTTTTGAGGCGAATGTCCGGGACCGCGTTAATCTATTAACGACTCAATTCGAACGCCTCGTCGATACGATAGAGAATAATATCCCGGTCTCTCGAAAGCGTCAATTCGAAGCTATGGGAGGGACTGTTATTAGCTCTATGGCGTCCGCCGCTATCTCCGGAGATTACACTACAAAAACGGAGGTCCTCGATATGGCCGATCAGATTTCCGTAAATTATGAGCTTTATCTAACGACCCTCGACTCTGTCCAGACTGAAAACGGAGGAGAGCCGGATAGTTATATCCCTAATTCGGGAGCCCTTATCGCTTTACAGTCTTTAATATCGTTTACTGTCTCCGCTCTTTTCGAGATAGCGTTAACCGCCCAACAGGAGCGCGTTATCTATCTTGACCGTCCCGGTACTCCGATAGAGTTAGCTCATAGATTTTACGGTCTGGACGCGGACGATTCCACGATAGAGAGATTTATCGAAACGAACAACCTACATATTAACGAATATCTCTTAATTGAGACCGGACGTCGTATCGTTTATTACGTATAAATGGAGTTAAAGGTCAATAATAAGAAATACGAATTTTTTAACGGAGTCGATGTTACGTTAACTTACGATAACGTCTCCTCGTCGTTCGCTTATTCTATGTATTTCGACCCGGATAACCCGGACCATAAGAATCTATTACGTCCTCTCGGATATCAAAAAGTCGAAATCGTACACGGAAACGAAACTCTTATAACGGGCCGATTACTTTCTCCGACGTTTGTTTCCTCCTCGGAGCCGGCTCTTGTTTCTGTTTCTGGATATTCTCTCTCCGGGGTCTTTTCAGACTGTAATATCCCGGTCTCCGTTTATCCCTTACAGTCGGACGGAATGTCCTTAAAGGAGATAGCGGAAAAGGTAATAGCTCCTTTCGATATCGCGTTGGTTATAGATTCCGCCGTCGCATCCAGAGCGGACGAAACTTTCGACTCGTCGGACGCTAAGGAGTCTCAGACGGTCGCCGTCTACATTACAGAGTTAGCCTCTCAAAAGAAAATTATCGTTTCTCATACGTCCGCCGGGGCGTTATTGTTTACTGAGGCCAAGGCTAACGCCGCTCCGTTGGCGGACCTTTCCTCAGTAACGAAAAAGACTCTCTCCGTAAACGGTCAAAATCTACACTCCTCTATAACCGCCCTCCGAGACGCTGATATCTCAGGAGGTAACGCCGGCGAATCTGAGGAAACGAGCTCTCTCGTTAAGAGTTTTCGACCTCGGACAGTAAAACAAACGTCCGGGACCGATACCGATACGGAGGACGTCGCAAAAATGAAATTAGCGGCGGAGCTTAAATCTATCAAATTAACGATAGAGATCGACTCTTGGACCATTGACAACAAGTTGATAAAGCCGAATAATACGATAACAGTTAAAGACCCGTCTATATTTCTTTACAATCGGACTAAATGGTTTATCGAATCTGTTAACTTTAAGGGAACCGAATCCGAACAGACCTCCCGTTTAACTTGTGTTTTGCCGGAGGTATATACAGGAGAAACCCCGTCGAATCCTTTTTCGTGAATATCATAAAACTAATATCGACCGCCGTTTCTGAGGGCCGCCGTATGATTAAATTTAACAGGCTCGGACGCTCGGACGTAAAGGAGAAATTAGAAGTTTCTCCCTACGGTCTGGACTCGAATCCTGTTAAAAATACCGTCGCGATATATACTCCGACCTCCGTTTCGGGAGACGGCGTCGTTTTTGGATATGTAAATCCAGACCAAAAAGCGGACGTCGGAGAGTTTCGGACCTATGCAACAGACGCGGACGGCGTCGAGGTTTTTTACACTTGGCTAAAAAATGACGGAACCGCGGAGATCGGAGGAGATTCGGATTATATGGTCCGCTACTCTGAGTTAGAGTCGGCGTTTAACGAGCTCCGGGACGACTTTAATCAGTTGGTAACAGACTATAACGCTCATATTCACACCACGACGGCGACGGTCGGAGTCGGACCGGTCGGGGTAATTTCTCCGACGACCTCTCAGGGCTCCGCGTCGACGGCGGATATCTCCGGAGCAAAGATAGACGAAATTAAAACTATATAATATTACTTTTGTCCTATGCCTGTTTATTACTCCGCGTCTGATTATGTGGCCGAGGCCGAGAGTTATCAAGAGAAAATAACTCGAATTGATAACGTTATCTCAGTAATGGAGAGCACGTTATTAAAAGCGGCGGAGACCGGACATATTTCGGAATACTCTCTCGACGACACTCAGACCAAGATAAAGACCGTCTATCGCTCTCCGGACGAGGTTTTAAAATCTATCCGGGCGTTAGAGTCGTTAAAGACGCTTTATAAGAACAGGATAAACGGGCGGACTATCCGTCTCGTCGATTCTAAAAATTTCCCGAATGGATATTAAGGCCCTTTTTAACCCGTCTAATTGGTTCGGAAACTCTCCGGACGTAAAACAAGAGACTCCGGCTCCGCGTCCTTTGGCTTTTGTGGACCCGAGTTCTATCGGTACGGTCTGGACCTATTCGTATAACGGAGAGAAAAATCTCGGAGAGCTCGGTCCGCCCCGGGACTACGTTATGGATTACGGAATCCTCCGGGTCCGCTCTTGGCAAAGTTACGTCGAATCCGAGATAACACAAATCGCGATAAACCGTTTCGCGACTTGGGCGGTTGCGACCGGTTTAAAGCTACAGGCGACTCCGAAATTATCGGTTATAGCCGTCGACGGGTCCTTAGATTTTGACGATAAGGCCGCCGCAAAATTCGCGGAAATGTCCGAGGCCCGGTTCCAATTATACGCGGACTCTAAATTGGTCTCGGTCTCAGGAGAGGAGTCTTTATCTCAGATATCGAAATCCGTTTTTAAATTCGCGAAAATCGGAGGCGATTGTCTGGTTATTCTTAGGCTTAAGGCCGGTCGCGTCGAGATACGGGTTATAGACTCTCAGAATATCGAGACCCCAATTTCCAGACCAAAGGCCGCCGGTTCCAATAGAATAAGACACGGCGTCGAAATAGACGCGAACGGAAAACATATCGCGTATTACGTCAAAACATACGCGAAAGGATATCCTCTCGGAAAATACGAGCGAATCCCGGCCTATTCCAGAGCGACCGGCCTCCGGGTCGCGTTTATGGTTTACGGTAATAAATACCGCCCGGACTCAGTTAGAGGGATTCCGCTTTTAGCGACCGTCCTCGAAACACTTAAAAAGCTCGAAAGGTATAAAGAGGCGACGGTCGGTTCCGCTGAGGAGCGACAGAAAATCGTTTATCAGATTATCCACGGCGTTAACTCGACCGGCGAATCTCATTTAAGGGACGCTATCGTTAAATCTGTTAACGCCGACGACGATATCCCTCGGACCGAGGACGGAGAGATTTTACGGGGTCGGGTTGCCGCGACTACGAATAAGACAGTTATTAATAATACTCCGGATTCCAAGGTCGAGGCGTTAGAGTCTAAGAATGAGCTATATTTTAAAGAGTTTTACGACACGAATTTCGATATCGTTTGCGCCGCGGTCGGAATCCCTCCCAATGTAGCGAAACAGCGTTACGACGATAATTTCTCCGCGTCCCGGGCCGCGATTAAGGATTGGGAAAATACACTCCGGGTCGAGAGAAAGGATTTCGCCGATCAGTTCCTAAACCGGGTTTATGAGTTCTGGTTATTTGCGGAGGTTCTTAGCGGTCGCGTCCCGGCCCCGGGATTCCTTTCCGCTTTTATGTCGAAAAATACGGAACTCCTTTCCGCTTACTCGGCCTGTAGATGGGTCGGAGCTCAGGTTCCGCATATCGACCCGGTTAAGGAGGTTAAAGCCGAGAGAATGAAACTCGGGCCTCTCGGAGAGACGGCTCCTCTGTCAACTATAGAGGCGTCGACCGAACGTCTGGACTCCGGGGATTCCGCGACAAATATCTCGACATTTTCAAACGAATATAACAGACTAAAGGAGCTCGGTCTTATTCCGGATAAAAAGGACCCGTCGTCCGGGACGGACTAATCGTCGAGCGGCGTTTTATGTGCCTCGTCCGCGTTGTCCACGTATTCCCGTAGAAACTTCCTTAACACGGAGGAAAACGTTTTCCCTTGGTTTTTTACGACGGTCTTAAAGTCTTTCTTAAGTCCCGGAGTTACGCCCTTTATCATTATGTAAGTTAGACCGTTCTCGTCGGTCCCGGGCTCGTTCGATGTTTTCTTTTTCATAGGTTCAAATATAAGAAAAAGTAACCTTTATTTTAGACGGGTTTATTTAATCCTTTGATTTGCTCTCGGCTATGAAAGAAATACTCTTATACGGCGCGATTTACTCTTGGACGGTCCGGGACCTTATTAACGAAATGATAGGGGCCGGTAACTCTCCGGTAACGTTGCGAATCAATACGGACGGAGGTTCGGTCGTTGATTGTTGGGGCGTTATTGCTAAGTTTCGGGAATTGACCGGAGCTAAAAAAATCAAAGTCGACGGGAGGGCTCATTCTATGGGTATGTTCTTTTGTTGTTATGCCGACGATGTTACCGCTCTCGACGTTTCTCAATTTCTGGTCCACCGGGCCGGATATTCTGAGTATTTCGAGGGTTCTGATATGTTTACGGACGCTCTAAAAGCTAACCTCGACAAGATTAATGCCGACCTCCGGGCCGCGTTTGAGGCTAAAGTAGACGTCGAGAAATTCGAAAAGATTTCCGGAGTAACCGTCGACGATATCTTTTCTATGGAGGGCCGAAAAGAGGTCTTTTTAACAGCGAAACAAGCTAAATCTATCGGTTTAATTAGCCGAATCGAAAAAATAACACCGGAGGTAAAAGCTAAAATCGACGCTTACGCTCTGGACGTCGCCGCTCATTTTCAGGTCGAGGCGAAAGAGGATAAAAACGAAAACCCAAAATCTCAAAACATGACTTTCGAGGATTTTATAAGAAAACATCCAGAAGCCGCCGCCGCTATGAAAGCGCAAATCTTGAAAGAGGAGCGCGACAGAGTCGGGGCTTATCTTGTATTCATTGACGCGGACCCGGCGGCTGTTAAAGCCGGAATCGAATCGGGCGACGCTATGAGTCAAACGGCAATGGCTGAATTGACCGTAAAGGCCGCCGCTAACGGAGCCCTCGCAAGTTTGCAAAAGGAAACGACAGAAACTCCGAAAGGAGAGGAGGCAAAGCCGGAGGCTAAGAACGCTAACGAGATAGAGATTTCTACGGAGGAGCCGAACGCTGAGGCCGAGGATTCGCAAAAAGTAAAGGATTTCGAGGCCGAGGTTATGGCTAACCTTAACCTCGGAAAAGAAAACGATTAATAACCGACCAATATCTAAAAAATGGCTGATCTTCAAATCAATAATTACGACTACTCGAAAATCTTTATCCGAGAAAACCGTTTCGAAAAGGGAACCTATACGAACGGAACAGGCTCGGAGGTAACTTTAGAGGTTGGTACTCTTTTGGGTCGTATCGGAGCGACTGATAAAGTAACTCCGTTAAAATCCGCCGCGACAGATGGTTCTCAATATCCGGTCGGAGTATTGGCCGAGGAGGTAACTGTAGCTAATGGAGCGTCCGCGACTTTAAATTTCTGTATCGGCGGAGACGTCGTAAAAAGTAAAGTCGTATTCGACGGGACGGACGATTTCGATACGGACGTCGAGGACAGAACTCTCGGAGACAGAATAGCCGCCGACACGCTCGGAATTAAGCTCGTCGCCGTCGATAATTTGACCGGTTACGACAATCAGTAAGGAAAAAGAAAACGAATTTTAACACTCAATAGACAGTAAAATGGGTTCAATTCCAGCAAATCAAGCAAGATCGACATTCACTAAAGCCCGAGTCGCGGCCTATAAGGAAATGCCAAGACCGACGGAGTTTCTCCGCTCGTTTTTTAAACCTGTAGAAAAGACTACTCGTTATCTGTCTATCGAGGTCGAGAGAGGTACGGAGAAAGTCGCCGTCGACGTTATCCGCGGCGGAGAGGGTAATATGAACCAATTCGGAAAGTCAACCGAAAAGGTAATAGACCCTCCGTTCTACCACGAAAAATTCAACGCTACGGAGCTCGATTTGTACGACCGTCTCTTTACTGAGGCCGGAGATATTTCAGACTCTCAGTTGGCGGATTTCATTACCGGGATTAACGACAAGTTGTCCGGGTTGCAAAACAAAATCGAGAGAGCTTACGAGGTTATGGCGTCTCAGGTATTTAAAACCGGCGTCGTTCAATTGGAGAGCGGCGATAATATCGACTTTAAGCGGAAAGCCGGGTCGATGGTTGACCTCGGAGCCGGTAACTATTGGGCTACCGCTACGGTCGACCCGTTGGTCGCTCTTGAAAATGGTTGTAAATTCTTGCGAAGTGTTGGAAAGGCTCAGGGCGGCGTATATAACGCTATCCTCGGCTCTACAGCTATGAAAGACCTACAGGCTAACCCGGTTTTTCAAGCTAAGGCGAATCTCCGCCGCGTTCTTCTGGTCGATATGCCTCGACTTGTAAGAGAGTCGACCGGAGGCGTTTTACACGGACGTATAACCGTCGGGTCCTTTGAGGTTAATCTCTGGACATATCCGGAGGAGTATACGGACGCGTCGGGAGCTCAACAGCCTTACGTTAACGCTAAGGACGTTATTATGATTCCGGAAAATCCTCGATTTACTCACGGTTTCGCGGCTGTTCCTCAGTTGTTGACTAAAGAGGGAGGAGCGGCGAACGGAATCTCTCTTAAGAGAGGAGCTTACGTTTTTAACGATTGGATAGATACCGGGAAAACCGCTCACTATTTCGACGTTAAATCCGCCGGAATAACTATTCCGACCGCGGTCGATCAGATTTACACTTTTCAAGCGGTCGCCTAATAACGACCGCCCAACATCAAACTTTTAACAATGGGAGACAGCGTTAGAAAATACAAGGTTATCGCTTTACACCTTACAGGAAAAGGGAAAAAGCTATATAAATCCGGAGACATTGTAACGGAGGACCAATTACCGGTCCCGGCCTCGGATTTAATGAAAGAGCCGCATAACGTTTTTATCGAGCCTATCGAGGAGCCTAAGCCTAAAAAGGCCAAGGCTAAGAAACAGGGTTCTAAAAATGAAAGCTCTAAGGCGTCCGAATCTGAAAAGGAGGAGGAGAAAGCCGAGGAGTCTCAGGTAGAGGAAACCGAAAAGGAGGAGGAGAAAGCCGAGGAGTCTCAGTTAGAGGAAACCGAAAAGGAGGAGGTTAATCTGATTCCGGACGATTTCGAGCTAAAGTCTGAGGACGACTATAATAAAGTCGATATCGTCGACCTTTTGGACCGTTGTCCCGGGGTCGAGTACGATAAAAAGGCTCTGAAATCCGACCTTTACAAGATTCTAACCGAGCATCTGTCTAACCGGTAACGGTTCCGAGCTTTGATTTAGATAGCCGTTTCGATAACTCGGAGCGGCTATTTTTGTTTAGTTTTACGATATGGGACTCCTCGATTTTGCTAATAGGGATATTAAGGATATAACGACGAACTCCGACGGATTCGCTGTTACTATGATTTTAACGACTCCGGACGGACAGACGTCCGCGGAGGTTAAGGGATTGTCCGCTAAACATAATCTCGGCCTCGACTCGGAGGGTCTTATTAAAAGCGAAACTAACGTCCACGTTAGCCTAAGCGAAAAGACATTAACAGACGCCGGATTTACGGTCCGGGACGCTGAGGGCCGCGTCGACCTTGAAAATTACAGGGTAACGGTCGCGGATTCGTCCGGCGTCGATTACGATTACGTCGTCCGGGAACAGTTTCCAGACTCTACTATAGGTCTTATCGTTCTACTTTTGAACCTCTCCGCGGATTAATGCCACAAATAGAGACAGCTATAGGGTTACAGGCGTTTGAGCTCGTTAGGGCTCGAATCGCTGAGATATTAGCGGACGAGTTACCTAATCAGTCGACGTTAAATTCGGACCCGGAATTGGACGCGACCGTATTCGTCGAAAGGTTCGCCCGTCCAGAGGCTAAAGAATGTCCTATCGTTAACGTCTGTCTCTTAAAGGGAAAATATAATAACCAAGATCAGACCGGAGCCGATGGGGTTTACGATTTTGCCGTCGACGCTTACGCGAAATCGAAAGGAGACGCCGGGAACGACTCCTCGACCCGAGCGGACTCTCAGGCTCTTTTTAAACTCCAAAGACTCCTCGGGGTTGTCCGTACCATTTTAAACGATTCCAGATATAAAACGCTCGGTTTCGAGCCTCCTTTTATCGGTTGGCGTCAAGTTACAGATATCGAAATCCAGAATCCTACAGACGCCCCGGGCTCCGAGTCTATGGTTATGGGTCGAATAGTTATATCCGTCCGCGTCCGGGAAACCGGCGTCGACCTCGACCCTCAGTTAATAAAGGGTTACGATACGTATGTTAAACTATACCTAACGGACGAGGGTTATGTTTACTCGGGAAATTGTAAGGGAGAGTTTTCTAAAGCGTTTTCCTTTGCGTTTCGAGTAGGTTGTTTATCTTCGAACGATGAAAAAGCATTTAACGAGTCGGCGTTCTCGTCGGCGTTTAAATAATTTCCACAAATGGGAGAATTTGGCCGAAATGAATTAAAGTCCTTAGCCGACACTCGGATTAACGACAACACGGAACAGGATATAAGCGCGGCGGACGTCCGAAATCAGACTAACGATTTAACGGATAGCTGTTTAAATATCGAGGACGACGCCGGCGTAAAATACGGAATCCCGTACACGACGCCGGACCCGGTTACAATCGGCCCGGGTTGGACTGAGGTAACTCATTCCGTTGGAAAGCCGGCTCGTCAATGTACCGTTGTCGATACGAGCTCAGGAGAAACCCTCCCTCTCCGATTCCGCGGTCTCGGAGGAGATTTCGATAACCCGAACGCTATCGAGGTCTATAGTAATGCTGAATTGACCGGACTAAAAGTTTATCTAATCTGTTATACCTAAACGTCGAACAATGAAAAACGCTCTAACAACTTTAATTCTGATAACAATAGCCGCGACCGGCTTTTCTCAGGAGTTCCCGATTTACGAGGATTTACACGTATTCGGAGAGGCTCTCGTAGATGATTCGGTAAAAACGGAAACGGGTTACTTTAAAAAGGTCGGCGGTCTATGGGTCGAACAGATAGGCCCGACAGGACCCCAAGGCCCGACAGGACCCTCAGGAGCGGACGGAGCGACAGGACCCCAAGGCCCGACAGGACCCTCAGGAGCGGACGGAGCGACAGGACCCCAAGGCCCGACAGGACCCTCAGGAGCGGACGGAGCGACAGGACCCCAAGGCCCGACAGGACCGACCGGCTC